CCATTGCGAATTTCCTTAGAAGTAAGAGTATCTTTCAATGCTGCCAATACACGTGGATTAGCGTCAAAGATTTCTTCAAAAATAACGATTTCTTTGTTTGCGAATGAATTTTCGCAGTTATACTCGATAACTCCGGATTCTGTCATTTTTTTGACATTAATACCGCCAAACAAATCCTCTTCTGTTGTAGCTTCTGATAGAGATTTAATAAATACTCGATCTTTCAGTTCTACTCCGCCAAATAATTCTCCGCACATTTCAGATTTTCCAAAACCACCTTTACCAAAAAGGATAAGGTTCATGTCATTTTGTAATGCATTTTTGAACACTTCTGAAACGCCTGAGGTATTAATGAACTTCTTACTTAGGGTTTCGTAAATTTTATTTGTTGTTTTGTATTCACTTAGAATACCGTCACCAAATTGTTGAATGATATCTTTCTTTAGGCGTCGGAATTTACGTCCATCGAATTCTTCTTCAACCCAATCCTGCATGGCAGTTGTAGGTCCAGTTTCTTCGATAATAAAGTCCATTGTTGTTTTGTCAATTAATACTGATTTATTAGTATTAATGCCTAAGAATTTTTTTGTTTCTTCTGGGGTGATTAAATATGTATTTTTCCCGTCTGTTTTGATAATCATTTTGGTATATTTTATTTTGATATGTTAATAATAATACTTTTTTCTCTCGCCCTCCTCCGTTGGGCATATGGGATTCGAACCCATGGTAGCCAGAGTATTGAGTTTTCTACCTCACTCTAAGCTATCTAGTAGTTATCACGAATAGACCAAGCTCTCGCAATACCCATCCACTTTTAATTAATCATTTCTTCAAATATCTTCAATGTTTTCACATATCCTAATTTTTTGATTAAATCACTAATATCTTTTGTTTTGTATTTTTTATTGATAAATATAGCATTGAATCCATTTGCAGCACATAACTGTCTTGCAAATTTCATTCCTGTTTTATCTCTATCATAAAAAACTACTATTTTATTGAATTTTGATTTTAAATTATCTATAACCACGTTTGGTATGATAGTACTTTCACTAGAAGGAGCTACTGCATCATATCCCAATTCCTTTAAGACCATTACGTCTTTTAAGGATTTAGTGATAATTAGTAAGTCTCCTGACTCTGGTAATTGTTCAAATCCGAAAATGTCTAATGAGCTTAGGTTTCCTCTCCACTTATTAATCTTAGTTTCAAATGGTTTATATATTTTAAATCGATTAAATACCTTGTAGCAATACATTGGATTGTCGTTTGTATATTTGGATTTAACCAAATTGTCTACTAGGTATTTTTGTATTGCATCTACTTTGTATGCTTTTAATGTTTCTTCTGTTATGAAAAATTGCGACCAGAAATTCACGTCTACTTTCGTAAATGGCTTTCTAACTACGGATATATGCTTTTCTTTTAATTCGTATCTTCTAGATTCACTTTGAAGTTCGCCCTGATTGGGCCCCTTAGCTAGGATATCGTTTGATATTAATTCAAGTGTTTCATTGTACGTAGATAAGTTCTTATATTTCTTAACAAAATTGAATACATCTCCACATTCTCCACTGGACATATCTTTATATAATAAAGAACCAGTCTTGTTACTTACAAAAATTCCAAAAGAAGGGTTTTTATCTTCTCTTAGTGGACTATTATAAACATGTCCAATCTTGAAATTTCCGATATAGTGAGCGAATATAGCATATTCTGTTACTCTACTTAGTATATCGGATTTTTCAATTGCTTTTTTATTTTGATTAAGTATGACATTTGTATTGTACATACTAATTTAATTTAGAAAGGAAGATCGTTATTAACAACAGGGGCTGCACTTTGTGGTGCAAATACTTCTGCCGACGACTGTGATGTTTGTTCTTTGTCTCCAATTGCTGGTCTTTCGAACAAGTCTATTCCAAGTTTAGCGATTTTACTCTTTTCTTTTGGAATATTCATTGATTCGATAAAGGTATAAAAGGCGTATTTAGGAAGCGATGTATAACCGTTTTGTCCATAAACCACTTTTAACCTTACTTTTTGACTTTTATCAACTGCATTCATTAAATCAACAACCCATTTTGCAAATACTTCAAACGAGTCTGCCGTAAAATTACTTAACTGTTCCTTGGTATACCATGGACTCATTACCTGTAATATTCTAGCTACTTGTTTGTTTGTTTTTGCTTCAAATTCGGCATCTGTTTGATCATTGAATTTTGTTGGTTCATATTCGGTGTGAGTCAATACGGCTCCATCTTTTATGAACTTAAATTCAATAAACATATTTCCATTTGTTGCTTTTTCGTTTCGTATTCCAGAGAAATCTACATCTTCATGTATATCTGCTCCTAAGAATGAAACATCCTTTTTTTCTAAATCAAAGGCTTTGTCTGTATTAAAAATCATATCTGTTAATCTTTTGTTGGTAAATAAATCTTGTCCCAGTAAGTAGTTATCGCATTATCTTTATCGGAATCTGCAATTACTATCTTTTTACCTCTTAGGTGCGGGGCTCTTGCCTCTCTAACGGAATTTGATCCGCCCTCAAACGAAACTATCGTCTCATTTGTCTTTCTATAAACATATCCAACCGCATCTGCTTCTCCGCAAACGATGTCTCCTAGCTTTCCAACTAAATCTATTGCCATTTCAGAAAGTTCTTCGCCGTCTTTGTTAATCATAATATCTTTAGTGTGTCCTATCAGAATGAAATTATCTGTTAGTGCACGAAAATTATCGATTACTGTTTTTACGGCCTCTCTTAGGTAAAGATAACCTGCACCTTTGTCTAACGTTCTTACGTCAGTTCCAGTCCAGTTCTTTGCCATAGGGTTTTTTCTATATAGACTTGCAGCATAAGGTAGGCACATGTCCTCCAATCTGGTTGCATTATCTATTGCAATGTATTTATATGGTTTTATTCCAGTTTCATCTATTTTTGCTTTTATGGCAGATGAAATTTCCCCTAAATCCGCGACACTTCTTGCTTGTACTGAAAGTGCTTCTAGGAATTCTGAACCTCCCTCTAAATCTACTATTAAACAGCTGTCTAATGTTGATAAAAGGGTCGTCTTTCCTGTCTTCGGCTTTCCAAACAAGATTAAAAATCTTGGGTTTAAGGCTTTTGGTATGTTTTTTATTGTGGGCAATTGTATGCTCATAATATTTGTTTTATGAGCATGAAATATTTATTATTTGATATTATCTGATATGATATGGTAATTTCTGAAATTTCATGCTTTAATTAATTAAAACAATGATTTGATTGAAACTACAATAGTAGCAATCTTTCTCAGTTCGATAGTTGTGTATGTTGAAAATACTTCAGGTTTGGTATAGCGTGGAAACAAATTATAACCTATTTTAATAAAGTTATCATAAATTTCTACTTCTTTACCATCTACATATATTTTATTATATGAAGGTTTGATTAATTTTCCACAAATTATACAGTTACATGACTGATGTACTGGTTTTGGTTTGCGGGCTTCCGCAAATTCAGCCAAATTGTCCATTACCTTATTGTAATCTTTTGCAAGATCATATATGGGTTTATATTCACCTTGGTTAAACCAATTTAAATCATTTGTCCAATTTACATCGTGTGATTTTGCAGTGCCAAATGTAATGGCATCTCCAGCTCCAGCATACTGTACTCCTTTGATTGTTCGCCCACTCGTTGTGGAATAAGGAGAGTCTAGTCCAGCTACTGATACCCATGGGTATTTATCCATTAGTGTTTCAATAAGTGCTTTCTTAAAGTATTTATTTTCTGGCAATACTGCTGCAAATTTATTATATTTCATGTTGTTATTGTTTTAAATCTAATTGTTGTTGTTGAATCTGGGCTTTAACCACATCTTCATCGGGCTCCTTTAAGTTATTGAATTTTAAATCATTCATAAACTTTAAGATTCTTAAATCCCCTTCTCGATTTTTTCAGTGTTGTTATCGTGCGGCTTTTTATCCTGCACATCTGCAATTTTATATATATTTGCAGCTCAGACTATATCATCACCCTGTAATGTTACGTGGGGTGTTCGGCGCTCGTGGGTATATTATATTCTACTTATATGTAGTTTCAATACCTAGTCGTTGAACCTTCAATAACCATTTAGATTATTGCTTGGCTGCTGATTGCCCATTTCAGGGGTTTCCAGCAGTTCACCGAATTTGCTATGCCGATTACGCGGCAAAGTTCCAATAATAGTTTCCAGCGCTTTTTCCGTTTCCGTTAAGCACTTTAGATATACTTGTTCTGTCTATTTTTAATTTTTCTCCAGCCTCTTTTACCGAATTAAATTCAGTTATTATTCCACTTTCCTTATTGGTTCCAGTTATTCTCTTCATATTTAATTTTGTAATTTCAATATAATTTAAATGTGGTGGAGTTATTCCTTTTTTAGATAATGAAAATTTTAATCTAGATTCTATTGGCCACTTTTTTCCTAAATTGGTTTCGCAATCTAATCTTGTGTTGTATCCAAATTCTCTATTTATTGAATTTTTTTGTTCTATCCAGTACTGTTCTCTTTGAGATAATTTAGATAGGTCGTCTATGAATTCTATTACATCGAATATAATATTTTCTTTGCCATACTTATTGTATGCGGATTGTAAATGATTATTCCAATGAGTATTTCTTCTTAGAAGATAAAAGTGTTGTCCTTTTCTTCTATAGTGACCTATTGCGGATCCTATGTATATTTTCTCATTAATTTTGTTTGTTATTGAGTAAATGCATGGTTTTCCATTTTTTTGTATGTCTAATTTTTTCATATTTTATACGCATATATTATATATAACGTAAATAAAAGAAAAATGTTCCCTACTTTTTTTAGAAAATGAAGGTATACGTAATCCTTGACGGGTAGATTGTAAATGCCATATGACATTATTCCGAGTAACTCAGGTCTATGTATTACAATTACGTAGTCGCTTCCTTGGAACACAGCATCACTAGAAGATAAATCACTTCTTTGTGGATAATGCATTCCTGGATTATTTAATCGTTCGGGTCTTTCGATCTCTCTATTCATTTGAGAGATTTGTATGATTGAGGTTTTCCCAATTTTTTTTAATTCTATAAGTACTTTTTCTAAATCCACTATTACGGATCTTTCCGATTCTCCATTTGTCCCCCTTATTAATAAGGTGTGGTCAATCGTTACTACTAGCCATTTGTCTTTAGCTATAGTTGATTGGAAAAATTTAATAGTATTTGCTATTTCCTGTACACTTCCCGCGGTATCCACGTAATAAATAGGATACTTTGTTATTTGTGTTGCGGTTTTTTCTACTCCCGCAAAATCAGATTCTGTTATTAATCCCTTGTCAGAGGCAGAATATAATTCCGAAGTAGTCTTTCGCAATTTATAGGATAGTTTTCTACCTACTTGTCGCGAACTTAGCATTTCAAAGCTAAATGATAGCATTACGATATTCTCGTCTGGATTTAGATCAATTAAATCAGTTTCTAAAGTGTTGACAAAAGAGGATTTACCGGAACCGGATATTCCTGCTATAGCATAGATTGCATTTGGTTCAATGCCTCCCATTGCTATTTTATTGAATTTATCCCATCTCGTTCTTAGTGATCTGACTCTATTCAATCTTCTGTCTTGGATATATTTTACAATTTCGTTCGTTGCAGATGAAATATGTTTATAGTTAAGTATTCTACTCGACGTCTGTTCCATATAGCTTTTCTGCTTGTTGTTGAACCTCCTTGTTATTTAAAAGCTCATCATATAATAACCATTCTTCTGAGAATAGCCACTTAGACATTCTTTTCATATAGGACATGTTATTCCTTTGTCTTCGATTTGTTACTTCGAATCTTAGGCATTCAAGTATATGCTCATGTTTACTTCGGCTCTTGCCGACTATTTTATTATAGGTCTTCCTACACCTACTAACATCTCCTCTCAAATAATCTTTTGTCCCATCGGGTCGTGAAGCCGATATTGGATATTCATCATAAAACTCATCAAAGAAATCTCTTACTTTGAATCGCTTTTCAAATTCTTCTGATACTTTTAGGCTTGTTAATTCGTCTGTATAAAAAGAATCTGTTGTTAGTATATCTTTTTTAATTAAATTCAATATATCTTCTTCATTTATACTTAATGTGCTTTTATACTCATCAAAACTTATGTTGTCGATAATGAACTTAACTAGTAAAAACTGATTTGTTGTTATTTTAAGGCGTTTAGCCTCGTCCAAATCTAGTTCTATCAGCATTTTATTTTACTTTAAAGTTAAATTACTGCTCTGATAAAATCTGATATGATTTGTATTATGCCGCCATTGGTAATTCTTCTGGCGATTTTTCTTTGTATTTGGCTAGCATGTTTTCAAAAGCTTTTGTCATGTCTGGCGATATTCTGCCATTATGATCATACATATATTGTACGATTCTTTTAATATGCTCTTCAGTCAAAGTACTTACTTTTCGTGTAATCGGTTCGTCTAATAATTCTGATTTTTCATCATACATAGACGTCCAATAAAGTACTTCTTCTGGTGGTATTCCTTGGTCAATTAAGATAGTTGACTCTTCAGTCACCCATATTTCCATTGAATCAGGGACTATTCCAAGATTTATTAATACTTGGCCTATCCGTTGATCTGGATTTTCTTTCCAGTAGTCTAGAAAATATTTGTTGAAGTTATCCCAATTGCTTGGTGCGTATTCTTCTATTTTCCATTTTTTGAAAAGTTCAGGCCAATTTATTTTCTCAAGGAAGTTATCAATTCTTTCGATTGGTCTCATTTGAATTGTTTTAAAATAATAATAAAATAGATTATAGCATTGTTTATAAGGCTCATTCATATATTGATACTATCTCTATACATTTTTACATGAGATCTATCTCTCTTTTGCCATACAGGTATGTTTTAATAGGGTTACCTCTTAGTTCCTAACTATATTCTATTTTTTTTGTTAAAGCGAGGGGATTGAACCACTCCTATTAATCCTTCTGTCACTGATTAATATATCACCGTTACTTCTTTGTTTTGTTATGCAGCACTGTCGAAATTAACTTCATTGTTGAAATCTTCAAGATATTTTTCAATCGTGATAATTTGCTGGTCAAGGTTTTTAATTTCTTCATGAACAAAAGTATTTGATAAAACTCCTGTTGGTCCAACTGGAATCATATTTAATTTTACTTTTTGTTCTTTTAGTTGTTGCAATGTATATATTGATGGATATAGACAATTTTCCGGCATTTGACTTTTACTAGTAAAGCCCATATTTACCAATTGAATATCGATTTTTACTTCTACAAGTTCTGCGGAATCACGAATGATTGCTTTGTATAGTCCCTGTACGTCGTAATTTCGAGTCCTACCTTCTAATACTACATTTTCGATGCGAATACGTTCCCAATTCTTTTTAATGTCTGAGATAAGTGTTTCGCGAGTTTTAATTAAGTCTTTGGCTGTTTTCATAATGTATAAAATTGATTTTTAATTGTTTGATTCTATGATAACTATACCTGGTACTCCTACCCCGTCAGTGCGAATATTGAGATTCCTCTCTTTATTGCTAGCAAATAAGGGCTAGATTGAATTGTCTAGCCCTTACTGTATGTGTATATAATTTAAGAAACAAATCAGCATCAGCGTGCAATACGGAGTTACCCTACACAAAGAATATTTGTTTTATGGAGTTACCCAACTTATACTATGTTTGTTTTTACTCTTCTTCTACCACAACAACGTGTGGAGAATTGTTTAGCAAATCAGCTAATCGGTCATTGTTTTGTCTTGGGTTACCGACAAAAACATTTGTTACCCGTCGTGTCCGTGCTCTTTCCTCGAATACTTCAATTTTCTTTCCTAATTCGCGGGAGCGGTCAGGATTTTGTTTGAAATTTGGTTGTTGTTCGGTTAAGCTTGCGATATATAGGTTTGCTATAACTTTCTTACGATCGTTATATGAAACCAAAATACCAATAGCTTCTCCACATAACTGAGATACGTAGGGTATGTCTCCCTTCTCTTCCATTATTTTGAGTATTAGCTTATGGCATAAAGATAAGAAATCTTCACTTTCACTTGTTCGCAAGAACCAGTCTTTAATTGGTCCGTGTTTGTTGACTACGATAGTTCCGTCGTTTTTAATACTGAACTTCCCAATGGGTTCTAACCATATGAGTATTAATTCAGCTAAACGATTTTTGTCGAAATCATCGAGTTTTATTACTTTTGTTTCCTCGCTCATAGCTCCTCCTTTCTAACGAAAATTACTCTTCGTCAAAGGCTGCTACTGCGATATCGTTGGCATCAATTGCTTTAAGGATCAAGTCCTGTTGAGCTTTACAGTCATCAATGATGTCCTGTAACCGTTGCACTTCCGAAAGGTTTAACGCTTTCGTGATTTCTGTTGGTGTACCACAGTTACCGAAGTAAGTGCGTTTTTCAACGTTTTCACCGTATTTGAAATCATCGG